GATGAAATGATTAATAAAGTTAAGGAAGTTTAAAATGAATGAACCTAAAACATATCTTGTAGGTGGCGCAGTTCGAGATTCGTTTCTTGGTATCGCTAGTAACGATAAGGATTTCGTTGTAGTGGGAGAAACCGAACAGGGTATGCTTGACATGGGGTTTAAACATGTTGGTATGTCATTCCCAGTTTTCCTTCACCCAGTATCTGGCGACGAATATGCTCTTGCAAGAGTTGAACGCAAGATGGGAAATGGATATCAAGGATTTGAAGTTGACGCTAATCCGGCAGTAACAATCGAAGACGATCTTTCTAGACGCGATCTTACTATTAACGCAATGGCGATTTATGTTCCGCCAATTATGTGCGACACTGAAGTTCTTATCGATCCATTTGGTGGTAAGTCTGATCTTGAAAACAAAATTCTTCGCCATGTATCACCGGCTTTCGCAGAAGATCCACTTCGTGTAATTCGTCTTGCTAGATTCGCTGCACGTTTTTCTGATTTTACTATTCATCCGAGCACTCATAAGCTTGCATGCGATCTTGTTAAAAGTGGAGAACTGAATCATCTGTCTAGCGAAAGATTTTGGGCTGAAATGACGAAAGTCTTTGAAAGCAATGGTGATGTTTACAAGTTTTTCAGAACACTGTTTGAGTTCGGAGTTTTTAAGCACGTTACTTTCTTTAACAAAATTTGGGGTAACATCGATAACTTTACTCTGACTTCTAAATTCAGGCGCGTATTGGAAAATTCTAAATGTGCTAGCGCACAAAGACGTATGCAGTCATTTGTAGCTATTACCGCAATGTCAAATTTTGCTGACATGGACAAAGCAGATAATACGACTAGACTGTTGTATAGTTTTATCCAAGAATATAGAGTTGCGGGTAAGCAAGATGCGTTTAGAATTTTTATGATGGTAAACCGTATCGGAGCTTATTCCAATACTAAAGATATGTTCAACCATTTTGTTGAAACTGTAGCTATTCTCACTAAGTCTGGCGAATCAGCTACAATGCCTGTTGAAGTGTTGGTGCACATCCTGTGCAGATCATCAGTGAGTGCTGCAGATTTTCCTGATGAAGCGCCTGGTCCAAATCTTGGTGTAAAAATTAAAGCAGCTAGAATCGGCCAAATTCAATCTTGGCTGCATGATATCTCTGGAGTAAAGTAATGGACCAATCTGATTTAGATTTCCCTGTCGATTCTCTCTTTAAAAGAATTAAGCGATTGGAATCGGAACTAGAGCAGGAAAAAGCAGAAAATATTCGATTAGTAAATCGTTTGCGTAATAGAAACATTTATGTTTTTTCCCACGAAATGGGTCGAGTAAAAGTTTCAGAGCAGATGTTGAAAATGGGATATCTTCTGACAGCCGATAACGTTATCATTAAGAGGTAAATTATGACATCAGTTAAATTACGGCCGACATATATTGCCGGTAAGACTTACCCAGTATGGTGTGGTAATACTTGCAAAGAGATTGATGGAAAAATTATGCAGTCAGTACAAGCTGTTGATGATAGAAAATTTCTATCAATGCACCGTTATTCACCGCTCGACAGAATACAGCGCATCGAAGAAAGTTTAAGTCGCGCAGGAATATTATTAGATTGGAATGAAATATGAAAGTTAAACCAGAAACAACCCTATTTAAAGTCTTGACAGGTTCTAGACTTTATGGAACAAATTCACCTGATTCAGATTACGATTACAAAGCGGTATGTTTGCCGTCATTGACTGATTTGCTTTTGAATCATAAATTAGCAAATCGTAAAGTTCGGCCGGAAGGTTTAAAGGCTGGCGACAAGATGCTTTTGGGTGAAGATGAAACAGAATTTTTGCCTCTTCAAGTTTTCTTTGATGACTTCTTTAGCGGGCAAACTTACGCACTTGAAGTAGCTTTCGCTGCAGCAGATGGTAAGACAGTCTTTGAAAAGGATGACGAAGATACTAAAGCACTAAAAAGTTTTTGCACTTATATGATGCAAGACTTGGTTAGGAATTTCACAACAAGTAACGTAAAGAAAATGGTTGGATACGCAGTTGCACAATCTAAACTTTACGGGCTGAAGACTGAAAGGTTCACCGCTTTAAAAGAAGTTGTTACTTTGATCAAGGATCAATTCGACAAGAATCCTGAAGGATTGCTGGGCGATGATAAAGAGTTCTTAGATAAACTCTTGTCAGTTAAATTTGTTAAGTTGACTGATATCCACAGTTCTAGCGCAACATCTGGAAAGGTTCCAGCTTTAGAAGTAACTAGTAAGCAATATCTGATGGCTAATAAATTGGAAACGGTTTACAATTCTCTAAATGCTGCTCTCGAGACTTACGGATCTAGAGTAAAAGAATTTGATGGTGAAGGTGTGGATTGGAAAGCACTCAGCCATGCTGTTCGAATCACTGAACAAGTTCTTGAATTATGCTTAACAAGCAAATTGGAATTTCCTAGCAAGAACGCAGAGTACTTGCGGAGAATGAAGAATGGTGAATTGACATTGGAAGAATCGACTACTTATTTGGAAACCCAATTTAAGAAAATCGATTCAGCAATAGAAGCATCTACACTTCCAGAAAGAACTCACGAGCTTGAAGAAAAGTTCAACGACTGGAAATTACAAATGCTTTACGTTCTTTACAATGAAGACTTTGAAAACGTAGTTAAATTGAACAAGTTAACTTTTTAAGTCTTCTTAAGACGGATGGCGATTCCTTCGGGCATCGCCACTACTCTTCTTCGTTTAACTTTAGTTTTATTCATCGCCTCATACACAAACGCATTACCGACTATCCTAGCCACGTAATGCGCATCAAATGTTCTGTAAATTGGTGCAAGAATTTCCGTTAATCCGTGTTTAGAAATCTCTACACTTAGCGGATGTTCTTGCGATTTACTGTAGAACCATCTAGTCACCACACTCAAGAAATCCTGTACAGGAATATTTTCTTGCTCGGCATAATCTAAAACATACGCCCCAATTTCTGTTGGAGAAATGTTATCAACAACGCAGAGATAATGTTCCCTCTTGTATTCTAGTAAAGCCAAATAACCTAAATTAGCTCTATCATCTATTTGTTCGATTTTTAATTCGGGGATTCGTTTCTTAGTCATATTATACCTGAAAAGTTATTATCAGGTATATTTAATCTTTTCACTACCTGATTCAGGATAAAAGCTGATATCACATTGATAATTGTTTCTATTTTGATAACAAAATAAATGCAAATAAGTGAAAATAACTGTGTACATTTTTCAGGTTCAGTGTATAATAGCTATATCGATTGAATAACTGGAGATGATTATGACTACGAAGACAAATGAAAATTTAACAACTGTTATGGATTTGTTATCTAAATTGACAGTGGACGAACAAATTCAAGTTCACGGTAGTTTGGTTAACATGATCAAACACGGTCAACGTGCAAATGCTACAAAAGCCGGTGCATCTTTCCGAATTGGTCAAATCGTAAAATTTGATGCGAAAACACGCGGAACTAAGTTCATGCAAATTGAAAAATTTAACCGTGCTGGTACTTGTGTTGTTGGTTACGAATGCGATAAAGACGGTTCTAACAAAACAAAAATGCGTTGGACTGTTGCTAATTCTTTCTGTGTAGCAATTTAAAATGTTCTTACACACTATGTTAATGAGCGCAATGGTTAGCCAAATGTTTATGTTCCTGCATGTGTTAATTATAAGTGCCGTCGGATGTTTTGCGTACGATTACTTGCAAGGAACACCTCAGAAAAAATTTAATAAATTTGCATTTGGTGTAATAGCTATCACATCATTTCTGTTTATTTTCAAAATTGTTTAGGAAAATTATGAACATCACTTTATCTCTCGTAACAATGGGCCAAGTTTTAATTTTCATAGTGGTATCTATTGTGATTGCTTTTATTACTTTGGCTCCAATAAATGATCAACCGATGATGAAGAGCCAGAAGATTACTTGTGGTGTTTTAATCACTATTGCATTCTTGTTAATTTTCAAGATTGTTACATTCTCGGTGTCATAATGGAAATGTTATTCAAAATACTATTGATGTTTCCAATCACAGGTTTTCTGGCTATGTTTTTCTTGTGGCCCAGAAATGATGAAGATGCCACATGGTTTGACTTAGTATGGTTTCTCGTTTCATTATCAATCGCTATCTGCTGGATGTTCAATCTAGTCAAGTTAGAACGTTTAATTATCTTTGCTCCTTGAGGTAAATCAAATGAATGTTGGTACTCACGCAACTCATTGTTGCCCAGTTTATGGTTGCAAATACGGAAATGAAGATTGTCCAGTTGCCAATAAAACTGTTGAAGCAGTTTATGCATGCGAAGATTGCACATGCGCCAGATTTAATCCTGAAGCCGCTAAAGCTGCAAATGGTTGGTGGTCGACATTAGGCGAAGACATGAAGACTTCGATTTACATGGAGAGTTTAGAATATTCTAGACTTAAATATTCAGATGAATAATTTTTTCAAGTTCGTAAAAGCGCTGTTTACTTTCATTGGCGTTTTTGTTACAATGTTATGGTTAGCTGCATTTTTTAATATTGGTAATTTCGTTTTATATTACGGCGGCGCATCTCAAATTTATGTTGACACTCAAACAAAACAGATTAAGGAAATAAAATGACAAATTTTGTCCAAGTTATTAAGGCTTGCGAAGACGCAGGCGGTGCCGGTACTAAGAAAAATATTCAAGCTGCTTTAGCGAAAGCCGATCCTATGGCTTTAAAATTGATTAGCGAAGCATTGAATCCGTATCGTGTGTTCGGTGTTCGTAAAATTTCAATGCCTACCATTTGGGCAGATTCCGCTAAAGACGTTGTGGCAGAAAGCTATACAGATTTTCTGTTAATGTTAGATAAATTGGCATCTCGTGAATTGACCGGTGATGCTGCGAGAAATGCAGTAACTTCGGCGTTATCTGATTTTGATCAAGAAGGTCAAGATTATTTGGTTCGAGTTATTGATAAAGATTTAAAAGCTGGTTTTAGCGCCGACACTTTTAACAAAGTTGTTTTGGCTCGCGGTCTCGGTGGCGACATCGAAGACGCTATGAAAGTCATCACTAAGAAATTGAAAGATGGTGGTATCAACCAATTCAAAGACAATACAAATTTCCAATATCTAATTCCTTCATTCGAAGTAATGCTCGCTGACAAGTGCGATGATATCGAAGACTTCGAAAAGTATATCACATTCCCTTGCCAAGCGGATTTCAAATATGATGGTGAACGTACCATCGCAATCGTCAAAGCTGACGAAATCGTTTACTACAGCCGTTCTGGTAAAGAAGCAACTCATGTGAACGGTTTGTTCGATGAAGATTTGCGTACACTGCATAATGCGCTTGGTAAAATGGATTTTATTCTTGACGGCGAACGCTGTTCAGATTTAGGTTTCACTGATACAGTCAACGCTAAGAAAGCTGGTAATGATGAGGCTAAAGCTAATTTACGCTTCCGCGCATTCTTCCTGATGCCTCTAACTGATTGGTTGAATCAGAAGACAGATATCACTATGCGTAAAAATCGCGACTCGTTATGTTACTTGTTGGCTTACACTGGTGTTAAGAAAATCATTCTCTCGGAAGGTCGCGAAGTTAGAGATTATTCTGACATGATGCAATATTGCAATGATGCAATTGATCTTCCAGAAAATGCAGCACGCAAAATCGAAGGTTTGATTTTGAAGAATTGGGATAGTGTTTACACCTGGGATCGTACATTCGCTTGGACTAAAGTAAAACGTTTCTATGATGTTGATGCTCGTATTGTTGGCTTCTATCCAGGTCGTCCTAAGTCTCGATTAGCAGATACAGTTGGCGGTGTAAATTGCGTAGCCTTTTTAGAAAGTGGCGAACGTGTTGAGTTCAACGTAGGTTCTGGTTTCAGTGATGAAGACCGTGCCGATATGAAAGCTAATCCGAAAAAATGGTTGGATTCGGTTCATGTCATTAAGTACCAAGAAGTTTGCCGTTCGAAAAGCAAGGACGTGGCATCGCTTCGATTTTGTACGTATGAGCACTCGCGTGACGACAAAAT